CAAAATGTGCAGCACTAAAGCCACCGCGATTGACTAATTTGACTAGTCCATTTGGAGTATTGAAGATGAATCCTTCACCACCGGGTCTATTATCAATCGTTTGCTCAACGCCTTTAACTTGCTGCTCCAACTGATCGGCTAAACTATTTTTGAGATTGGCAATGGCAAAATACAAGTTTATCAATGCATCTAGTTGCTTTTTGTTCTGAACAAGATAACCATCACCATCGCCTACTAAGAAACGATACTGCTTTCCGCTGACATTGCTTTGCAGCCATTGATCTATTGGAAGATTAGTTTGATTAGTTGCAATGTGTCCTAGATACTTCTGTAGTGCGTTTCTAGCAACACCATCCATACCTAATAAGAAGTCATCTAACTGACTATTTTGTGATAGTGCTTGATTGACCTTTGACACTTCATTGTTGGGTGCAGTCAAGCTAAAGTCAATGCCCATATTAGGAGTAAGAATAGCTACTTCACTATTTCCCTTAAGTCCTTGGCCATTCCAAGGAGAAGGCTTTCCCCCAACGCTATCAAAATATTGATGAACTGCTACGCCGCCATTGGTGCCTGCGATAGTCTTACCTAACTCTGAGTTAGTAGGTACTGCATATGTGACAGTATTTGGCTTGAATACTAGCTTGCCATTCTGATCAGCTAGTTGGTTTCCCCACATCAAGTCTCCCCAAAAGAAGCCTTTGCTACTTCCAACAGCAGCTTTTAGGCCATCCCAAATGTTGTTTAACTTCTGATATAGTTCAGGACGACTCTTTCCTCTACTAGCGTCATATTCTTGCCAAAACTTAGGGCTTGTGCCTAGATACTCAGCGCCCTTGTCAAACATATACTTGTCTGATACAGTGAACTGCCCTTTATCATTATAGCCAAAGATTAATGCAGGGAAGCCGTCCCACTTGATTGTAAGTGTTTCTGGATTATCAATGACATAATACATTGAATCAACTGCTTCTTTTGCAGCACCTAAACCAGCAAAAACTGAGTCTTCAGGGTGTGGGGTACGAGGATTTGCAGCCTCAGAAAGATAGATTGATTCTTTTAGAATTTCTACGATTTTCATTTTACGATATCCAATAGTGTTCTAAACCAATCACTTGAACCTACACTCTCGCTGAGTTTAATATCAGTAGGTACGCCTACGTCTTTTACTACAGAATTTTCTGCAAAGTCCTTAAGCATAACGTTAACAAGATCAGCAGGATAATTCTTGTCCATAGCTTTGCGCAATGTTTCATACGAATATAAATCGTCTGCGCTATCAAGCTGTAGAACTTTAGCTATTTCGTTAGGGTCTTTGTATGGACCGGCAATGATTTTGTTACTATTCTTTTTAGTATATCCGTCGCCCTTCTTATTAGGCTCAGGAGTTCTCAATACTCTGATAAGACCATCAGTCGGGCTCCACATATATCTTTCAGATTGCACTGGGCGACCATCACTAATCTTTTGTTCACTATCTTTACGATCTAAGTGTGCAGCAATGCTAGACATGAGGATGTTTCTAAACACACCCTTATACTTGCTGTCTTTCTCGTGAGGGGCATGATAAAAAGTCTTCAACCAACCCGGATCGCCGGGCATAAAGTCTACCTGAACATACCCTGTTCTTGGTTTGCCTTCTACTTTTTTGTTAGGATCATAGTCTGCAATCTTAACTTTAGTCATGATAACAGAACTTTTAGCAATGTCAAGTACCTCAGGAATATTTTTTAGTTTTTCTACAAACGCAGGAATGTCTTCTGCATCAATTTGTAGTGCGATATCAATGTCGCCAGAAAACTCTTTCTTACCTACGCTGCCCAAAGTATTGTTCTTTAGGTCAACCCCTAAAATCTTTTCTAGACTATCCAATGTGGGTTCAATCTCATCAATATGGATTGCACCAACACCGGGCATTGCCCCACCTTCAGATAAAATTGCCATTACTTAACATTTAGCCTTTGCACTTGCACCATTATTTTTTGCTGTTCTTCACGCGGCATTGCAGCTAATGCGGCTACGATTTGATCAGGAGTTAGTTCCTTGCCTGATTGATTACCTGCTGCAACACCCGTAGTATTCTGCACTGCATTTTTTGCTCCGGCTGGCATTCCGCCGCCGCGTTGGCCTGTAATAGAATAGGCTAATCTGGCTAAATTCTTTATTGCCGCTTTTCCTTTGTCGGATCCATAAGTATCTTGAATCTTTTTAATTTGCGGAAGTATAGCAGCTTTTTTACTTTCCCAATTGGCCCCGTCCATATATTGTCCAAACCAATCAAGCATGTGATCTGTAATGGTAGTGGTTGCGTCGCCTTCACCGTTCATTTCTGAAATTACATTCTCAAAGACATTATTTAGAGTGTGATAGGTAGACTCAGCTAGTTTACCGGTTGCTCCCAAACTACTCAGAGGAGTGTTTGGCGTAATCTTCATTCCTTTAGGAGCCCACTTGTACTGCTTATCGTTAGGATCTTGTGCAGCAGTAGTAGGAGTAGTAGGTGCCTTTGGTTTAGGAGCAGCGAGTGCCCCTGGACCCCCGGTCGTAATAGATCCAGGTGTTCCAGAAGTGCCAACTTTTGTAGTTACGTTCGTGTTTGGTTGAGCTAGGGTTGGTGCTTTGAGTGAATTAGTAGTATTTGCGGGGGTTACTGATGTTCCCGCCGCTCCTGTTACAGGTCCAACATTCTGCGGTGTTGCATTTCCAAATTGTGTATTTGGTTGCGTATTTGGTTGTGTAGTTGATGTAGTACCGTATGGTTTCTTTGGATCAACATATCCACTTTTTATCCCGTTGTCTAATGAGGTTATTGCATCCTGATAAAAGTCTCTTAGAAAGATATCTTGTGCTAATTGATGCTTCCCGCCTTTACCAGACAACATGCCCTTCAGTGCTGACATTGGAACGTCACCGAACATTTTGCCTGCTAAGCTTTCATCAATTTTTTTTGGCTTCTTGAATTCGTTAATTTTCATTTTTCTTCCTCAAAGACTTAGTAAATCTAGCTTGATCTTTACTTTTGATAGCACTCAAAAGCTTCTTTTCAAGTAGTTCAGCCTTATCGGAAGGATATTGTTTCTGCATCAATTCAATTAAATTGATGGCACTGGTAATAATATTTGATGCACGAGATTCAATGATGTGGTTCATATCTCTTGTGTCACCAAAAGACTGTAATTCCTCAAGAAGGCTTTTTGTTTTCTTTTGCATAGTGAGTAAAGATCCTATACTATATTTAGTCTAGTGTTAATTTTTCTTGAGGGAATTTAATAATGTTTTTAGCTTTGCACCTTGAACATCTGTCGCAACTTTAGCTTCTGTAGTGGGCAGATTATCAACAGTTTCACTTACTGAACTTGTAGTTTTAATTTGGTTCATAAGTTGTGCAGGAGTTTGTGTGTGCGTTCTACCTTCTTCTGGGTCTTCATCAGTAATACGCATAGTATCAATATTGTATTCTAAGTCAATCTTTTGACCAACACCAGTAGAACTACGAGATTTCATACACTGAATCTGATACTTGCCGCGCTCACGCATAGAACGTGATGTAAAGATACCGAACACATAGTCCGCAGTATTGATCTTTGAGATACCGCCTGCAATGTGACTGTGATCAAACTCAATTTCTTCAACAGCCGAACGGTTCAACTGCGATGCAGTAATCATAAGAATACCTAGTTCCTTAGACAAGTTACGAAGTTCTTCTGATACATACTTGTCCTTGATAAACTGATCGTTTGGATTGACCTTAATACTTACAGGCATAACAAGATCAAGATAGTCAATCATAACAAAGTCAATCTTGATACCAGTCTGAATCTGCACTTCTTTGATGTAGCTACGAATAGCGTTCACGTTAGACTGCGCTGGCAATGCCTTAACACGATACTGACCCATCTTCTTGCCATTCATCTTGACTCGCAACGCAGTATCTTCTAGGTTCTTGCGAATGTCTTTCGTACTCATACTAGTAAGCATGGCGTCAGTACGAAGCGAAGTCAATTCTTCACTAAGTTCAAGAGTGATATAGACCCCACTGAGTCCTTGACTGAGCCAGTTAAGTGCGATGTTCATCATAACAAGCGACTTACCAGAGCCAGAGCCACCTGCAAAGATGTTAAGTTCGCCGCGACTCATGCCACCATACATGACTCTATCAAGCTGCGGCCAACCAGTAGACACCTGACCACCTTGATTGAAATACTTGTTCAATCGTTCTTGTGGGTCGGAGAAGTAGTCAGTACCCATATCACGCTGTAGACTGATTTGAACTGCATCTTTGATTAGTTTTTCAACAGGATCAAACTCACCCTTTTCAAGCAAGTCTGCCGCGCTAAGAATTGCACGTTCAAGTTCTTGCCTCTTTGTGAATGCTTCAAATTCTTCCAAAAACCAATCATAGTGACCTTGATCCAACTCAGGAATATGTTCAATCGTTTCGCTAGTAGTTGCTTTGATTTGTGTAGGGTCGGGCATGATGGAGTACTTAGTAGTATGCTCCACAATGAATTCTGCAACTGGACGTAATCTACGATCAAAGTTTTGAGGATTCATGATGTTCATAACACGAGTATACAACTCGGCGTTAGTAACCATCATTCGCAAGAAAAGTTCTTGAACGTCAGTGTTATATTCTTTTAGCAATTTTATTCCTCTGCATTTCAATCTTAATTTTGCTGTTTGTTGCGCTTTGCAAGATACTTAGTAGGGTAGGAAGCTTGCCATACTTTAATAAAGCATCATTGGCATCCTTTATTCCCGGACCCCAGTTAGGAAGACTAACGTGAAAGCCTAAGTCCAATGCTCTCTCACAAATAGTAAGCCCTGTCTTATCTTGATCGGGGACAATAATGATTTTCTTACGCAATCGTTTTAGAACAGTGGCCTGTTCTTCGCTGATACTGTCATGTCCTAACGCACAGCCGTTAAAACTGATTGCGTCAAGCACGCCTTCAAATACCAAACATACTTCATATTCTGGCTTCTGTTGGTCATAGCCAAAGACATAACCTGTCTGTTGATTCTTAATATACTTAGGTATTCTGTTGTCTAAAAATCTGCTGATGTAGCCTACATTCTTGCCATTGTAAGTGTAGGGGACAATGATACGATTTCTGTTTCTTGCATAGTCAGTAGGAGTAACCATAAATGAGAAGTCATCAACAGCCAATCCTCTTGAAGTCAAGTACTCAACATATTTCTCATGTTCAGGGTTAGCTGGGTCAACAGGTTCTGCGTTGTCTGGTAGATGCACTTCGTCAAACTTGATTTTCCATTTAGGCTTTGAGTCTGCAATGATATCTATCAGACTTCTATGACGAAGACTTTCAAAGCTCCACTTGTTAATCTGCTCTTCGGGAATGCCGCACCAGCCTAGCAATTCTCTAGCCTTGACTGGGATAGGTTGTCCTAGCACAAATCTAGTAGAGAAGCCGCAGTTGAAGCAGTGATATGTCCAATCATCATCGCTATCAAACACGATGCCGCCGCGCCCTCTATCGTCACGCCGATGGCCCCGATGATGACAGCAAACCGCGTCAAAGCTGTGCCATCCTTTAGAGGCAGCTCTCTTTTTACCCGGAATAACAGACAGGATATCAAACATTAATTGAATATAGCAGTAAAAGTGTTATCGTGCAAGTATATTGGTTACCGCACCCGAATTACTTGTGAACTCAACTTTAACGAATGGGTGGAAGCCGTGAATAGTATAGCCTCTTGTCTCGCTCACATTAGCCAACTCATCGTCATTGATAATATCATACCAATCACCGTCAACAATACTTGAGCCTAGAATAGCTACATTGCCATAATATTCTTCGTACTTTGTCTGAATGGTTAGTACTGGATTATCTTGTGTATTGATTACGCTCGTGTAGTATACTAGGTTAGTATTTCCTGAGCTATTACTAATATTGGGGAAAGGTTGTCCAGTTGGAATAGTAACTATTTCAGAAGGAACGAAGGAAGGAAGGATTGAATTGACAATATTCATGTCTCCTCTAGCTCCTGCATTCTGATCAACGAACACTGGAAAATCAAACTGTCCTTCGGGAATTTCTAATGAGTAATATGCTTTCTGTGCAGGGAAGTCTTCAATCTCTGCTGCATTCAATCTAAGAGAAGCAATACCGGTCAATGCAAAATCTAAATCTAGTGCTTTTCTAACAAGGACCTCAGTGCCATCATAATTCAAGATTCGGCACGTGATGCTTTTTCCAGTAATGTCTACGGGCTTCTGTTCCTGATTCAAGAACTGAAATTGAATTCTATTGTCAACACCCTTGTGCAGAGTTAATGGTTTAGCATATTGTGGCATATATTTTCTCGGTGAGTTTCCTGAAAGGAGTACAACGATTTGTCTTTGGACATAAACAAATACTGAGGTAGTGTACACAAATCTTTCTCCTTGTCAAGTATTTAGTATTAAAATAAATAGTTTGGGTAAACCGGTGTAAATAGAGTAGACTATGAACGACGACTTTTTCAAAAAACTCAGCGAGAACCACCCTTTCATCACCATTTGTTCCTACAGTAGCCAAGACTACGTGGGGATAATCCAAAATAGGGACGATAATGTCACTACAATGTATGACTACGGGGCAATCATTCAACCTGAACTGAGAGCAAAGTTTTTAGAATTAGGTGATATTTGGTGGTGGGAATCAAATAGGGCGATTCCCATCAATATTTTTTTGAAAGAAGAATGGCTGATCTTCAAGCCTTACATCAAGACATTTAATAACAAGGGCTTAGAAATCATTCACGGTCCTGTAGTCTGCATGACAGACTTTACAAAGAAAAGAGCAAAGCGTAGAAGCATCACGCTTGTTAAGCGGATGCCCTAGACTTCTTCTTTAATTCTTTCTTTCTCTTATCCTTAGCCATCTTAAAGCTCAAATCGCCCACTCGCTGATCAAAC